TCAGTTTCTTCTGTTACGAAAGACATTAGTTTTTCCAATGTTTCATTGATAGTGCGGTCACTAATCATTCGGCTTGCACCGAGTTTTACTTTGAGGCTTTCAAAGATTTGAGTTTGGGGAATCATAGGTTTTATGAATTTTTTATTAAAAAAAAGAGCCAACAATCAGTTTTTCTGATTATTGGCTCTAATGGCTCTATTTAAAAATATATCTTGCGATTGGGGTTTCCCCTATCCATCTTGTATTTGTAATTTTAATTTATCGTAAGCAACTGCTTTTTTATGTAACTCCTGAATATGTTTAAACACGGTAGAAGCTAATTTTATTTCTGGTGAAAACATAAGGCTTTCTCTTTTCATTTGATTATCATTAATAACCTCCCAGAAAAATACCTCCATTATTCTCTCATACTCACATATAGTAGACTGCATTTTCGCAACATCTGATACCAAAGTAATAGCAGTATTAGTAGATAAGTCTTTTTATTTTTCCATTCTAATTTAATGTTAATCGTATCAAATGTGCCTGCTTGCAAGATTTGCAATATAATTCTATCGTTCCAATTGCATTGATATTTACACCAACTCGCTTTCCGCATTTCGGACAAAATATATCTAATCCTTGTGCTTTTGGCATATAAAAACGATTTTTTATGAATAATAATTTACAAAGATAATGTATTTACGATAAATAAATACGATTATTTGAAAATTAATTTCATTTTTTTATCGTATATACGTTATTTTATTATTCAAACATAGTATCTTTGTAACTAAATCAATAAAATATAATTATATGAAACTAATAACAGACAGGGAGTATCGAGAGTACTTAGATTTAAAATTAAAGTTTGATGCAGAGGCAAAAAGAACAATTAAAAAAGATAGTTATATTATTGATATAGATTTAGATTTAGAACTTAAAGAATTGGCATTGCTTCTCGATAAAAATAGGCTGAAAGCTTCTAATTATATTTTAAAAGAAGAGGTCAATTTGCTAAAAAAAGACAAAGCTATATTAGTTCTTGAAAATACATATCTAAGGCTTGATGTTGAAAGACTAGAATTACAGATAAAAGATTATTTATTCTCGGATATGAGAATGGAAAACGCAAAGCAAAATCTTAAAAAAACAAGAGATGCTATAATTGGATGTAAAGGAGAGGATGTAATAACAGAATCTGAAATACTTGTTTATTGTAAAGACATGAAGGTTAGGAATTATAAAATAGGAGAAACCTATGCTCTAGGAATAGATTTATTTTACATAAGTGCATTTGAAATGAAAAATGGAATTTGTCACATGGTTGATAGAAGTAAGCATATTAGGATTTGCCCTACATCTGAATTTTTCAAAGAGTTTCCAACTAAAATAAAATAATTTAACCATACTTACATAATCAATGCTACTTACCAACGCACAATTTCAAAAGGTAAAATCAAGGAAAACAAGCCGTTATTTGAATGATGGTTCTCAGACAAACGCCTTTTTGTGTAAGTCAAAAATTGTGATATATGCAGGTAATCGCGGCAACGGAAAAACCCACCTAATCTTAAATAAGATACTTCCTTACATAAATATGCCGGAATATCGATGCGTATATATGCGTAAAGAGGTGAAAGATGCGAATGGAGCCGGTGGTATTGTCGATGCTTCAAGAGGTGTTTTTTCTCAGTTCGGGCAATATCTCGAAAGTCAATCAAACATGGTTTGGAAATTTCAGTCTGGATCCAGAGCATCGTTTATGAATTACTCTCCAACGCTAAAGGAATTTCAAGAGGCGATACAAGGTAAGGAATACGCACATATATTTATTGACGAAATAACTCATATAGAGGAGGCTAAGTTTAATGCGCTCTTTGCCAATCTCCGCACAACCTACGGAATAAAAACCCAAATTTTCGGAACTTGTAATGCTGATGCTGATAGCTGGATTTCAAATCTAATTGAATGGTATATCGACCCTGATACCGGCTTTCACATACCGGAACGCGATGGCAAAGAGCGTTTCTTTTTTCAATACGGAAATACTATATCAGAGGCTATTTGGGGCGATTCACGCGAAGAGGTTTACGAATTAGCCAAAGATTACATAGCTCCATTCTTGGATAAGAAAATGCTTAAACACAATTCTCCACTCGATGTAATTATGTCGATAAGTGTTTTTGAGGGCAAAATGTCTGAGAATGAGCGTATTATGAAATCGGGCGGTGGTGGTGTTGAGTATTTAGGACAACTACTCAAAGGCTCTACCGAAATGAAAAACCGATACGCGCGAGCCTGTTGGAAAAAAATTGATATGGGTGATTCGAAAGTATCTGAGGCTGACATGCTTCGATTTTTCAATAACTCAGAGCAAACTAATGGAACTAAATACGCTTCAATGGACGTTGCTGGCGAAGGAACTGACAAGGTAACACTTTGGATTTGGAACGGTAGGCATATTGAAAATGTATATATGGCAGTTGGCTTAAAAGCAAAAGCTCTATATGAATGGACTGTTCGGCACTTAAATCAAGAAGGTGTTCAAGAGCGCAATTTTGTGTACGATGCTATTGGTGTTGGATTTGCTTTCTCTGGATATTTCGATGATGCCGTTAAGTTTATTTCAAATGCCTCAGTATCGGAAGCCAGCAAAGTAAATGCCGTTGATAAAAAAATGATTAAGATTTACGCCAATGCCAAAGCTGAATTGATTGGTAGTTTTCTCGAAATACTTAATAATTATAATGATACAGGCGAATGTGGAATAAGCATAAATCCAGAATTATTGCACCGGGAGTTTTATGGAAAAACTTTAAAACAACATTTACTTCACGAAAGAAAAGCAATACGGTGGAGGTCGGACAAAGATGGTGTACTACAATGCATCGACAAAAAGGAAACAAGGTCAGTTATTGGACATTCAGCCGATATAATTTTTGGCCTTATGTATCGACTTGCACTCGATATTGGACATAAGCAATTCATTCCTATGACTGAAAAAACCAAAGTGAACTTAAATAAATTCTTTTTAAAATATTAATCCCATGAAACCAAACGAAATTAGAATCCCAAAGTATTGGAGTTTCCCAGCACCCAAAAGCAATTATACCATGGATAGCTATAACGATGCTACTAATACAAGGGTTGCTCAGCAAAAATTCTATGATGAGTATTACCCAAGCGGACACCAAATTTTCAATCCGGCTATTTATCCAGATATTCCAATAATGGATGAGAAAGAGAAAATTACTGGATACCATTATGTAAACAGAATATCCTTGCCATTTCAGTGTGAATCTGTTGATATTGTATTGGCGCACTTATTAGGCAACAAAACCCAATTCAAAGATAGTACGGTTGGCGAAAATAAGTCGGAAATTCTATCACAATACAAAGAGTTTTGGGATACTAAAAATATCGACACGCTTCGAAATGATTTGATTAAAAGTATCTTGGCAGTTGGTGATGGTGCTGTGTTGTTTTATCGCGATACCGAACTAAAGGAATTTAAGTGGAAAGTTTTATCGTTCCTTGATGGTGAAGGAATATACGAACACAAAGATAAGTACGGCGAAATTGATTATTTTGGTCGCTTCTATTCACTTATAAATGAAGATGGAACTACCACTGAGTATTGCGATATATTGGATAAAAAGTCAAGCACTACATTCAAAAATACCGAAAAGGGTTGGGTTGTAGTCGAAAGTGGATTGCATGGATTTAAAGAAATCCCGGTTGTTTACTACAAGCGCAAAGCTGGAGCTTTCTGGACACCAGTGCAAAACAATATCCACAATCTCGAAGTTATGTATTCTCGATTGTCTGAGGATAATAGGACTAAGGCAAAAGCTCGCTACCATTTGAAAACCGACAACCCAGACCAAGTGCAAACTACAAGTGCCGGTACTACTGATATTGTAATCACAGATGCTACCGGCGATTTCAAATTAATTTCTGGAGCTGATATTTCAACTCAGTTTAAATTCGAGTGGGAAACCTCTCTCGAAATCATATCCAATAAACTTGGTATGGTATTCCCAAAGTCAAAATCGAGTGGCGACATGCCAACCGGTTCCATGAAAATGATGTTTTATCCTACAGAGCGTATCGTATTTCAGTTAATCAATGAGTTTAACGCTATTCTCGATAAGGTTAATCGCGTTGTAAAAGAGGGTATTATGTTCGAAATGCCAGCACTTGCAAGCGACATTGCTGGTATGAAAATCACAGCCTACATCAAAATGTTTAGCCCACAAGATGATGGCTCTGTAATGACAAGTTTAGGCCAAGCTAAACAATACGGAACTTTAAGCACTCAAACAGTTGCCGAAAATATGCCTTACGCTGCCAATGATGAGGTTAAGCGACTTGAAGAGCAAGCACAAAAAGAAGCCGAAGAGTTAGCTAAACAAAACGCTGCAATGGCATTGGAATCTCCAGCCCAACCTGATAACGAATAATTATGGAAATAAAAATAGTTGACAAAACCGAAAAACCAAAAAAGGCCACATCGGTTAAAAACTTGAAAATGCCTGATGATAAAATAGATTTATTTCGTAGGCTGGCTTGCGACTTATACATTTTGTCAAACAATATGGCACTCTCACACGACATGTATCGCAGGGTTACATTAGGTGGCGAATATGGTGAGCTTGCATCGGCTAATGCTAATGCAATGGCTTTTTTCACGAAGCCAGAAAATGCTAACTATGTTTCGGCTCGTAAATTAGAGTTTTATAAATTTGGATTCGATGAGTATTGTCGGATAAAAAATATCGAACATGCTGAATTTAAAGAGATTGAAAACAAGGCTGCTAGTCGTAACATATCGAAAACTCCAGCTGAGGTTAGAGAGGAAACGCTGATTGATTTACAGAAAATTATCGACAATCCAAATTCTGACGACCAAACACTGCTGGCTGCTATTAAGCAAAGGACTGAAATTACAGATGCGAAGTATAAAGATAAAGGGCAAGATTTGCTTGAAAGTGAAAAATTAATCCATTTTTATCTTCCAGCAGATATATGCTCCAAGTGTCCACATAAGCAATTTATCGAAGATCAGTACAAAGATTTACCAGATGTTGATTTAGAAATATAACAATATGACAAAAAAAGAAATTGAAGATAAAGTTATTGAATATGCTGGCAAAGCTGAATACAACTCCAAAACGACTGAAAATGAAGTTAAGGATAGAATCAATTCGGCTGTAAAGCAAATTGTCGCACTGGCATTTCTATTGCCAAATCAAGGTAAGGATTTTAGATTTGGTCAAAATCAAAAAGTAGTACTCATTCTTTCTCAAATGCGAAAGGATATTGAAGCTATAATCAAGAAAAGCGTTCGGTATGCCAAATCAATTTCGGGAAGGCTTAACGGACAGTTTGGTTACAAAACAGCCGATTGGGATACTGATAAATGGGTAGAATCGCAAAGGTATAATAAAACGTATTTGCAAAGATTGTACACATATACGCTTAGAATGAAATTCGAGCTGGAGGCTTTCGTAGCTGTTGGCATGGTTCGAAACTTATCGCAAAACCAAATTACAGATTGGTTTATGATTAATATAAATTCACCACATACGGTTCCAGAAATACTTGATGCGGAAGGATATTTGGCAGTTCGTACAAGTGGGATACTTTTAGTTGGCACAGGAGGCATAACAAGCGCCTACAAGTCAATAGTTCGACTAAACAAAGATATGGTTATGGCAGGCTACGCAATAGCTAATAATAAGACATGGGGTAAGTATGGGCTGTATAAATATGTCCTTGTAGTGAACGATGCTAAAACGTGCGCTGCTTGTCAAATGAATATCGGACTTACTTTTCCGGCTGATGAGTTTGTGGCTCCTTTGCACCCAAGCTGCAGGTGTCGTGAGGTTCTAATCGTACCATAAAGAAAAAGGCTGCTAGTTATTTAGCAGCCTTCTTTATTACAAATATAAGAATTTACCTTTTATGTCACAGTTTTTTAAAATTTCAGCGTTCTCATTTCCGTATGCTATCAACACAGATGGCGCACCTGCTGAATCACCTTTCTCGCCTGTCACATGATAAAAACTAAGCCTTCCTTTTATAAATAAAACAGCTGTGGCTTTATCCCAAACGCTTTCAAAAAACATTTTTGTTTCAGTTCTAGCAAATGTAAGTGCAATGCAATTTCCATGATCGGCGCACTTCAATAACCAATCTTTCGCCTTATCTCCGTATGGTGGGTTACAAAACACTCTACCATCCCAATTTTTAATAAGTCCATTATCAATTTCGGTATAATGTTTTTTAGCAGTATCCCATGGTCTGTTTATTGGAGAACATGGATCCAAATCAAAAACACCAATTGCTTTTATTAATTCTGGAGGCGTAAGCCATTCATCTTTACCGGCTTTATTTCCGTATTTAGTTTCAAAAGTTACATTCATATTTTTATTTTATTTTTTCCATTCCTTCAATAAGCGATTTCACATATCCATAAGCAACGTACTTTCCAAGTTGCATATTTTTTCGCTTCATTTCAAACCCTGCATTTGCACCATCGTCAAACAAAGTTCTATTTGCGTTTTCAAATGATAAAGCTTCAAGTTCAGAAATCTTATCGTACAATTTTTGCATTTCTTTTGTCATAAT